AACCTGGCCAAGCTGCTTATCGCCGTGGGCGAGGGAGAGTTCGACAGCGTCCCGACCGATTACGACATCTACCTGGACAACACACCGATCCGCGATGCCAGCGGCAACTACAATTTCCCGAACGTGAAGTGGGACTGGCGTCCGGGCTCGGTGGATCAGACCTACATCCCGGGCATTCCGTCTGTCGAGAACGAGACATCGCTGAACGTTGAGCTGCGCAGCGATTCGCCGTGGGTGCGCTCTATTACGAACACGCAGCTTTCGGCCGTGCGCATGCGTTTGGCTTGGCCTGCGCTTCAACGGTCTGACGATCAGGGCAATGTCGGCGGCTACCGCATCGAGTACGCAATCGACGTGGCCACCGATGGCGGCGCCTATCAGCAGGTGCTGGTGGACGCCGTCGACGGCAAGACCACCACGCGCTACGAGCGCTCGCGCCGCATCGATTTGCCGGACGCCACCACTGGTTGGCAGATCCGCGTGCGCCGCCTGACGCCAAACCAGAACACCAATAAGATCGCCGACACCATGCTGGTGGCCGGTTATACAGAAGTGATCGACGCCAAGCTGCGCTATCCGAACACTGCGCTGCTATACGTTGAGTTCGACGCCGAGCAATTCACCAACATCCCGGCCGTCACCGTGAAGTGCAAGGCGCGCCGCTGGATGGTGCCCAGCAATTACGACCCGATCCTGCGTACCTACACCGGGACGTGGGATGGTTCGATGAAGTCGGCTTGGACCAATAACCCGGCGTGGATCACCTACGGGATCTGCACCGAAGACCGGTTCGGCCTGGGCAAGCGCATCAAGCCGTTCATGGTCGACAAGTGGGAGCTGTACCGGATCGCCCAATACTGCGATCAGTTGGTGCCGAACGGACTGGGCGGACAGGAGCCACGCTTCCTCTGCGACATGAACCTGCAGGGCAAGGCTGATGCCTGGTCGCTGCTGCGCGATATCTCAGCGATCTATCGGGGCATGACGTACTGGGCGCAGGGCCAGTTGGTGATGCAGGCGGACATGCCGCGCGCGCAGGACTTCGACTACGTATTCACCAGGGCAAACGTGATCGACGGCAAGTTCTCGTACGGCAGCGCCTCGGCGAAGACTCGTTACACCCGGGCGCTGGTGAGCTACGACAACCCGGCGAACAACTACGACACCGACGTCATTCCGTTCGCCGATCTGGATCTTCAGCGCCGCTACGGCGACCGGCCGACCGAGCTGAGCGCCATTGGCTGCACGCGCGCCTCCGAAGCGCAGCGCCGTGGCAAGTGGGCGATCCTCAGCAACAACCAAGACCGCACCGTCTCGTTCAAGACCGGCATGGAAGGCGTGATCCCGTTGCCCGGCCACATCATTCCGGTGGCGGATTCGCTTCTGGCTGGTCGCGAAGTAGGCGGCCGGATCTCGGCGGTGGCGGGGCGGGTGATCACGCTCGATCGCGACACCCAGGCCAAGGCCGGCGACCGGCTGATCATCAACCTCCCGGGCGGCCGCGCCGAAGGTCGGACCGTGCAGAGCGTCAACGGCCGCGCAGTTACCGTGACGGTTGCCTACAGCGAACCGCCGGTGGCGCAGTTGCAATGGGCACTCGACGCCGATGACTTGGCGATCCCGCTCTACCGCGTACTGCGCACCAAGCGCACTACCGAGGGCGACTACGAAATCAGTGCGCTCCAGTTCGAGCCGAGCAAGTTCGCTTTCATCGACACCGGCGCACGCTTGGAAGAACGCCCGATCAGCGTGATCCCGATCACCGTTGTGCCGGCGCCGGCGAGCGTGTCGCTTTCGTCGACTTCATCGGTCGTGCAGGGCCTGGCCGTGGCCACCATGACGATCACATGGCCGGCCGTGGATGGCGCGGTCGGCTATGACGTCGAGTGGCGTAAGGACAGCGGCAACTGGATCAAGCTGCAGCGCACCGGCATGACCAATGTGGACGTGGTCGGCATCTATGCCGGTGCCTACGTGGCTCGCGTCCGCGCAGTGAGCGCCTTCGACATCACGTCGCCGTGGCGCAACTCGATCCTGACCAACCTCAGCGGAAAGCAGGGGCTTCCGCCGGCGCTGGCATTCCTTACCGCAACACCGTTGTTGTTCGGCATCTATCTCAAGTGGGGTTTCCCTGCTGGCGCCGAGGACAGCCAGCGCACGGAGATCTGGTACGGGCCGACGACCGAGCTTGAGGCCGCGACCAAGCTGACAGACCTGGCCTATCCGCAGAGCGATTTCTCTATGCTCGGCCTGCGCGCGGGCGTGACTTTCTATTTCTGGGGGCGCATCGTAGACAAGATCGGCAACATCGGTCCGTGGTATCCGATCGGGCTTGGCGTGCAGGGGCAATCCAGTTCCGACGCAGCAGCCATTCTCGAGATGATCGCGGGCGAGATCGGCCGAACCGAGCTGGGGCAAGACATCCTCGGCGAGATCGACAAGATCCCAGGGCTTCAAGAGCAGATCGATGCGCTCGACGGGCTGAAAGGCTACGATCCTGAAGCCACCTACGAGGAGTACGACCTGGTGGTGCAGGGCAAGCGTATCTATCAGGCCATCGGCCCGGTACCGCTCAACATGCCTCCGCCGAACCCGCTCTACTGGCTCGACGTTGGGCAGACCGTCGAGACTGCGAACGGCCTTGCCCAGCAGGTCGCGACCAACACCGCCGAGATTATCGAACTCGACGGCGAGGTCACGGCTCAAACTACTGCCTTCGAGGCCCTTCGCGCCTCCTATAGAGACGACGACGGCGCTGGCGATCTCGCGGACGCGATCAAAAGCTATACCAGCACGGCGGCGATTGCGTCCGAATCGAAGGTTCGCGCCTCCCAAAACGAGGCAATGGCGAGCCGTGTAACGACCTTCGACGCGAAAATCGGCGAGAACGCGGCGAACATCACCGAGCTTGAGCAGGTGGTGGCCACGAACGAATCGGCGACCGCGACGAAGATCGACCAGTTGAACGTTTCCGTCGGGGAGAACTCGGCAGCGATTCAACAAACTTCGACCGCCTATGCGGACACCGCCGGCAAGCTGAGCACGATGTGGTCGGTGAAGATGCAGGTCACGGCGAATGGGCAGTACGTCGCAGCCGGCATCGGGCTTGGCATCGAGAACACCGGTGCAGGGCTGCAAAGCCAGTTCCTCGTCAGCGCTGACCGTTTCGCCATCGTCAACACCATTGCCGGCGGCGCCATCGCAGTGCCGTTTGCAGTGCAGGGCGGGCAGGTGTTTATGAACTCGGCATTCATTCAGGACGCCTCGATCGGAAACGCCAAGATCGGTTTCTTCATCCAGTCGGACAACTACATTGCCGGCGTTCAGGGCTGGCGCATCGACAAGGCCGGAAACTTCGAGTTGAACAGCCCGTTGGGCGGCGGCGCTCGCCAGGTCATCAATAACAACGGCGGCAAGGTGTTCGATGAGAACGGCGTGAAGCGCTATCAGTGGGGGAACTTGAACGCATGAGCTTCGGCATAAGGATATGGGGCGCCGATGGGGCGCTCCAGCTGGATGAGAACTCATTCACGATTCGAGTCGTGCTCTCGGTGCAAGTGACCTTCGCGCCTGGAGCCGCCAAAGGAACTCAGGACTTCGCCGTTCCCGGTGTAGGTCCTGGCAACGGAACCGCGATAGTGATTCCGATCGGGACCTATTCACAGAATCAAATGCAGTTCGAAACCGAGATGCTTGACGGGGTCGTCCGCGTCTACAACCACACCCGGACGTACGCGGCGAGCACTACGTCGTCCGGAACCATGCGCTTGATAGTAATGAGGTGGAGCTGATGAGCTACGGCGTTCAGTTCACAAACAACAATAACGTTGTGACCTTGGATTCAGAGTTCTCGCGACTGATGGTCATCGCCTCAGGGCGCTATGCACCGACACAGGAAGCGGGTCTCGGCTCGGTAACCACGTTTGCGCGACCAGTCACTTCCCAAGAGCCCCCTCTGGTATTCGTTCGCCCCGACACTTTCAACGGCATAGCAGGGCTTTGCCGGATGAGGCTGCTCGGCTCGGCGGGAAACTGGACTGGCTTTTATGTCAGAGCATACGACGTCAACGCTGCCGGCCTAAATGGACGCTATTTTGTAGCTGCGTTTGGTGCCCAGACAGTGGCGCAGTACGGCATGCGATTGTGGGACGGCGCAGGGAAGTTGCTGTTTGACTCTGGTACGCCTAACGCAACATTCACACGAGCATTTCAGAACTGGAACTATGTCCGCTACGACACCAGCCAGCAGGGTCTGACACGCATTTTCTATAGCGTACCGTTCAACTTTCCCGAGAACGAATTCATGCTGTTGAACACTTTCGGCATGCCAATGACGTCAGGGAGTGGTATTCCGCGCGAGCTCTATTGCTGGTGGGATTTTCCAAACAACACGCTTTACGCCATCACCGTTGCGGCATCGAACCCATTCGCTTTCTTCCTGCCGGCTGTTTTTGCAAAACAAGCCGCATAACTCATTTATAGGATACGTCCATGCCCTGGTACAAGACGGGAACGGTCTCTATCACCCAAAATTCCAATGCGGTGATCGGCGCAGGCACTGCTTTCATTGCCAATAGTCGGGTAGGCGATGGCTTTCGCGGCCCGGACGGTCGCTGGTACGAAGTGACCAACATCGCGAGCAACACCGCGTTGTCGATCTCCCCAAACTACGAAGGCCCGACAGCGGCAGGCGGCTTCTACGCGATCATGCCGGTGCAGGGCTACCAGAAGGATCTGTCCGATAAGGTTCGCGAGATACTCAATGACTACGGCGAAACGCTGGCAGCGCTAGGGACCACTGGTAACTACGATATTTTACCGCCCAGTAAAGGGGGGACTGGGATCACGGATCTTTCGCTATTCATTCAAGGGATGCTGAATGATGTGGATGCGGCTGCGGCTCGTACAACCCTTGTAGCTGCAAAGTCCGGCGCGAACGATGACATCACCTCGATCACCGGATTGACCACTGCACTCCCGGTTTCCATGGGCGGTACTGGCGGGAAAACACAAGCGGCCGCACGTACGGGCCTTGGCCTTGGATCAGCCGCTGTCGCTGCGATCGTTGGAGCGGTATCGCAATCAGGTGGCGTACCCACTGGGGCTGTTGTAGAGAGCGGCTCAAGCGCCGCCGGAAGCTGGACGAAATGGGCCGATGGTACATTGATCTGCCGAAAGGTTATCAGCACGAACCCCGTAAATACCCCCAGTGGTTCTATTTTCATTACCTCAGAATTTAGTGCGGGTGATTGGCCAGCGCCTTTTGTAGCGACCCCGGTGGTGTCATCTGCAGGTATAGTTCCAGGAGCATCGTGGGTTATGTGGGCCGGGAATGGGATAACCCCCACTGCCATCTCAGCGGGGAGTTGGCGTGGAGTTAGCGGCGGATCGAGCGCACAAGGGT